TGTGATTAAACATACCCCCATTGAAGAACTTGTCATTAATGAATCTAGCGATGATGAGATTGATGAGGACGTGAATAAAATATATCAATCTGTCATAAATGCTAAATTAGCAAAATATGAAGCAGAAAAATTAGCAGAAAAAAAACAAGAAAATAATGAGGAAGAAGAAGAAGATGAGGATGAAGATGATGAAGAGGAAGATGACGAGGAAGATGAGGAAGAAGAAGTCGTAAAGGTGAAACGAGTCAAAATCAACAACAAAGATTATTTAAAATCAAGTAACAATGTATTATACGACATTGATACAAATGATGCGATTGGCGTTTGGGATGAAAACAAACAAGAAATCATATTAAATGAACTAGATGAAGATTCATATGCTGATGAAGACAACGGCGACGAAACTGAAGATGAGGAAACAGATGATGAAGATGAATAAAATATAAAAATAAAAACAAAAATGAAAAAAAGGCACACGAAAGCGTCCTTTTTTCATTTACAATGATATAAACATTTTGAAAAAATCACCGCAAAAATAAAAAATTGATTTACTTTTTCTCTCATCAACTCATTTTATAAAAACAACAAACAAACATCAACAATGAGCTCATTAGTACAAAAACAACTCGTTATGTCGGGGTTAAACTTACCCATGGAGATGATTGATATCATCAAAGACTATTGTTTTCATAAGATCGAAGAAGTGGCAAAACAAAACAAGAAGAAAGCAATTCGCCTTATTGGAAATGGTGAATTAACTCGAATCAATTACGATGATACCAACCCCAAATGGAGATTTGAAATTCCAAAGGGTAATATGTACGGGGATAAATTTATTTTAGACGCCGGATTTTGTAAGGATTGTGGTAATTATAAATACAATCAACTTCGTTATCATCTCACTGTATCGTGTTCACCATCCATATATTGTAACTGTTATAATGGTTATGACAGCGATGAGGAAGACCACTTTGACCCGTATGATTATTTATAAACTTTGAAACAAATGAAAAGAGTGACCTGTCACTTGACGGGAATACCTTTTTTCATTTTTTACCTAGTTTAAAAAAAATTGATTTACTTTTTCTCTCTTCAACTCAATTTATAAAAATAAAAAACAAGTCAAAAAATGATATTTACTATTTTATTCTCGACATTCTTATGTTTAATTTCTGGTATCGCTGTCAATACAAGCGATATTCACCCAGGTCACAGAGGAATTCAAAAACGAATTTACGACCAAAAGGCCCATAACGATGCGTTAATGGCAAAACCAACCATTGGTATTAATGACCGCATTTGGTACAACAAAGTAGTTCCTACGGAATTTCAAGAAAAATTATGTCCATACATACAAGAACTGTTGGTTTTCGAAGAATCCAAATACTATGTTGTCCTTGGATACACTTTGGAAAAATACCATGATTATCTGGTACAAAATGTAAGTAACTTTTACATGGAAGAAATCTATACGTTACACAATTTTCCTACCTATCGTGAAAATGTTACACTTGAAAACGTCACCATGGGAGATGTTTATACATACCACAAACAACAGTGTAAAAAATACCCTGTCAATGGAGCAATGATTAGTCGCTACCGAAAAATATACAGCAAATTATATGAAGGATTAGTGACAAAACATTTAAAAACGAATACGATTAATCCCAATACTAAAAAAATACCTCGTGCGTACAATAACAACTGTGATAAAAGAAATTCAATTGGTATAAATCCATTTGCGGTGTTTGTAGGATTATTTTGTGTATTTTCATTCCTTGGCGCTAGTGCTGGTTCCTCTAGAAAAAGAAGATAAAAAATAAAAATTTAAAAAAATATATAAAAAGGTGCTCACTGTAGCACTTTTTTATATTTTACAACTTTTTTCATTTCAAATGCGTATTTTTATATATTATATAATTTATAATTATATGAATAAATCAAAAATAAATAAAAGAACTAAAAATATAAAAATAAAAACATGATAGGTGGTATGAAAGTTTATAAAATGAATGGTGAATTTACTATAGACCCGGAAATATTACGCGAAAACAAAGATTTTTTTAGAAAAATGACAATAAGTAAAAGAGAAAAGGATATTTGTGAATTATTAATGAAAAATCCTCACAAAAATATTGTAAAAATATATGACATAGGTAAAGATTATATTGACATGGAATTATTGAATATTGACATAAGTTGTCAACAGGTGAATAAGGTAATTGCTCTAATGATGGGAGTAAAAACATATTTACAAAGTTTAGGAATTATGTATATAGATTGGAAGTTAGATAATATTGGTATAAGTGATGACGGACAAATTAAAATATTTGATTTTGATGTTTCAGGATTAATGAATGTTGAAACCAAAGAATGGATAATAAAACCCCCAATGTTTTGGTCTTATAATACAGCAATTCAAAATGGTATGGAAACACCAACCGATATAGATAATTATGCGTTTGATATAGGAATCAAATAATAAAGTCTATTTTTTCATATAAAACCGGTGTTTTAAATGAAAAAAGCTGTAATTAGTCTTTCAACCACGATTCACGTAATGGAATCATAGCGCAATCATTGTCATACGTTTTATTACCCCTATAATATGCTGGTTTTGTATCATTCAATTGTTGTACATGTTTAGGTGGTTGTTGTATTTGAGCCGCCGGAAGAGCCATTGGTTTCACATTGTAAATATCCAATATTTTTTCAATAACTGGACTTCTTTCAATATCTGTATTATTCATCTCCACAATTTTAATTCCATTATTATTCGAATATAAACTAGTCCGGTTGCGAATCATTTCTAACTGTTCATATAAATTAAATTTACGAATAAAATCGTATAATCCACTTTCCAGCCCCTTGTCGGATTGTTTCAAATCACCCGTAATTACCATTTTACTGCCATCACCAATTCGTGTAGTCAACATTAACATTTGATTTGGTGAGCTATTTTGCATTTCATCAGCAATAATAAAAGCGTTTTTAAACGTCCGCCCTCTCATGTATCCAAGCGGTGCGATTTCAATGACATTTGCGTGTATCATCGCATCAATATCCTTTTGCGAATAAAATTCCAAAAAAATATCAAAGATGGGTCGTGTCCATGGGTCCATTTTTTTATTTATATTTCCTGGTAAGAACCCAATATCTTCCTCCACCGGAACTACGGGTCGTGTCAATATGATTTTATTTACATTTCCAGATTGTAAATCTTTAATCGCAGTATTACACGCCAGCATCGTTTTACCTGTTCCCGCAGGACCAATGGCAAATAATAATTTAATTTTAGAATCATTCAAATAGTCGCAATACTGTTTTTGGTTATATGATTTCGGTTTATAATAATTTGACAATGATTTTAAAGAGGTGCTGGTTCGTTTTGCTGAAAAAGCGCGCATTTGAAATGAATTTTTAGAAATAAGCAACAAAGAAAATAGTAAACAAGACATTAACATAAGTTAATTATACTTTTTTGTTTAAGTTTATTTTATTTATAATATATAAATGGTTGATAACAAATATTTAATACCAAGTATTGTTGTTCCAGTAACTCTAGGAATTGCTGGTTTACTTTATTTTGCGACTCGAAAACCAAAAAGTGATGCTGATAAACATATTGACCTAGTAAAACAAAACCCAAGTTCGAATCTTGTCTTTGATGCGAAAAATCCAAAGTTCTTAACATTTGGTGGTTCAACCCGAAGACATAAAAAAGGTAATAAACATACCAAAAAACACCGAAAAAATTAATTTTTCTTACATATTAAGAAAAAACGTTTAAACTTTTTTATCCCATCCGGTGTATAACCATCACATTTTCGTATAGGCTTCATAACATACCCATAAACGTTTAAAATTTGCCTGACTAAATTCAATAAGGGCCACCTCTGGTTGTCTGTCGCATTTTTTTGTAGACTAGTTAAACTAGATGAACTCAAATGGTATTTCAACTCTTTCACGTATTTTTCAACGCTTTCATATTTCTCTTGACTCAATAATACATCTCGCTCAATAAGTATTTCACTATTTTCATCGAAAAAAATACCAATATCATTTAGTATTTTTTTACTGATTTCATCCATTATATTTTATTTTATAGATAAATAATATTTTCAAAGAATAACCGAATTTATAAATCACTGGTATTCCATAATATCGTATAAACGTCTTCTCCATTTTCCATTTTTGTTTTGGTATATTTAGAAATAACCTTTGGATTTACCTTGTTATTCACAATATCTTCAGCTTGGTATACATTACCAAACTTGTCTAAATAATAAACAATACCCATAATTTCTTGAGCCCATAATTCTATTTTCTGCATAGTCTGTTTGTTTTCTTCGTCCTCAACTAATCCATGCGGCGTGCCTTTCATGTGCGTTCCACAATATTCACATTCCTCCTTTTTGCGTCGAGTACATTGTTCCCCGTTCGCCCGTTTGGCACAACAACGTTCAAAATAAGGAACTACATTTTTCACACGCTTTCGTTTCATAAAATCATCCTTATTCAAAGTCATACGCTCATAATTGTAAATATATTGAATCAAATCATTCATTTTTTCATCATTCATGCCAAGTTCAATCGACTTTTCACGAATGTTTTCCTTTAATGTGGTAATATAATTTTCAAACTTTTTGTTAATACGTTTTTCCATCTTTAAATCTTATTAATAATTATATTAAAATATATTTAAATCAATTTTTAAATATATGTCAAAACAGTTTAAAGACGTCAATCATCCTTTATGTTTTCATCTATAATGAGCAAAGGTGAATCCTCAACAACAACGACATCTAATTCATCGATTGCGGCTTGAATATTTTTATCTTCTTGAGTATCAACATTTTCTGGATTCGTCTTTTCTTGTTGTTTCTTTTTCTTACGGGCTCGATATTTTTTCTTTTTTGAATTATTACTACCGTTTGATTGCGATGGAGTTTCCGTTATAATCGTTTCCACAGATAATTCACTTATTAAATCGCTTGGAATATCATTTTTGTCATCATGTGGTGTTTCAAAAAACTTTTCTAAATGAATTGTATTGTTTGAATTCGTTTTATCATTTTGAATAACTGCGCTTTCCTTAATTTCTCTCACATCAATAATTTCATAAGTCGCATTTTCATCATTTTTTTCTTCAAAATGAATATCGCTATTTATTTGATTCAACATCATATCTAATTTGTGATAATAACGCGTTAAATACTTGATATTTAATTTATGAAAAAAATCGAGATAATTTATAAAAAGAGATATTTTCTCTCTTAACATGATATTATTAAAATAAACTGTATTCACAAAATTATCAATATTAAATCCAATCTTGTTTTTTGCTTTGTGTTTCTCCAATTCTCGTTCTTTTACAGTATAATAATTATGTAAAGCATACAACAATTCAACAATTACATCGTGAATACTTTGAACTACCTCAAAATCATATATTTTAAACGGCTCCAAATCCCTATACACTGGAAATTGGTTATGTATATTTACCAATTCCAACAATTTTTTATCATTTATATTGGATTTGATGTAATCCACAATTATTTTATACAATTTAAAAAACTCGCAATACATGCGATTAATAATTGCTGAAAACAATCGTTTCACATCGTCATATTCAATGTCGATTATTTTTCCTTGAAAATACAACGAATCTAATCCAAATACACATAAGGTCTCCTTGTTACTTTTGATAAATTCGTTATACATGCCTTTTAATTTCACTATTTTCGCATCAAGGACGTTAATTTTTTTTTCATTTTCCATTTTCCATTCTATTATTTTGATAAATGTATTTTTGATTTCATTTAATCTGTTTTCGGTATCTTCCATATATTATTATGAAATTATATTTTTTAAAGAATTTTTATTTCGAAGAATTTTTATTTCGTTAAATATTTTTTATTTTAATATTATACAATGGATAATATTAAAGATAATACCGATACTATACTTTCATTATCAAATGAAGCGGTTTGGACGGTCGAGCATGAATCTATATTAATTGAATGGGCCGACAAAGCTATGTGTTACCGTTGGTTACATTCGCGCGCAAACATGTTATATTCTACCTTAAATGCGTGGTATACAATTCCAGTAATTGTTATATCCACATTAACTGGTACTGCGAATTTCGCACAAGAACGAGTTCCTTTAGAATATCAAAATTATTACGTCATGATTGTAGGCGGTTTTAACATTTTAGCGGGAATTATTACTACAATACAACAGTTCTTGAAAATAACTCAACTCAATGAGGCTCATCGTGTAAGTGGTATTGCCTGGGATAAATTCTATCGAAATGTCAAAATCGAATTAGCAAAACACCCAAGTGAAAGAATTCCTGTCACACAAATGATTAAATTGTGTAAAGAGGAATTTGACCGTTTGATGGAAACCAGTCCAGTAATTCCAGATAAAATTGTCGAAAGTTTTAAAAAGCATTTTAAAAATTCGGATAATTATGTAAAAATTGTAAAACCAGAAATATGCGATGTTTTAGTTTCTACAGATACATTTAGAAATACCTGGTTTAATGAAGAAAATACCAACAAAAAAGCACAAGAATTACTCATGATTCAAAGTAACAAAGAAAATATGAAACAGAAAATGAATGAATACAATCACAATGCTGTTAGTGAATTTAAAAAGATTTTTTATAATTTAAATAATCGTCCGCCAATGGATAGCGAAATTATAGATAATTTAAAAGAAAAAATCGAATTATCTACCCTGTTACAAATTATTGAAATACAACAAACAACTGAAAATACTATATAATATCAATACTACGTTACTACATTTTAGGGGGTGCGCTTGGGAACAAATTTTGACTAGGCATGTTGCCCGGCGATAAGATTTGTTCTTGTATATTTTCGGGTTTTGTCATAACAAGACCATTTGGTATATCTTTAGGTAATACAAAAAAACATGCTATCATAAAAATGAAAAAAGACAAATAAACAATGACCCCACTAATGTCCATATCAAAATATTTTATTATTTGTAAACTTGTATTTATTAATAAAACAATGATAATAATCGTAAACCCTACTGTAGTTATACTACTACCCCATTTTGAATCTTGATTTTTACTACTCATATATAAATTTAAGAAATAAAAATCCTAATTTATATATATAATTCACACAATGTTTAAATTAAAGAAAGTTTACCATTTATTAATAATTCTATTCATTATTTTTTTGTTCCTTATTTACATTACTCATTTTATTATTCATTATTATAAATTAAATCATATAATCTTTCTTGACAAAAAAGAACTTCAACATTTCTTAATGAAAGACCCAGACCATTATTATAAATCATTCTCTAAAAAAGACCTTTCTATGCGGAAAATATCATCGCAGGAAGACTATCATTTTTTAATTGAAAAAAGTTCAAGAGATTTTAGTGTTTATGAAAAAAATAAAATTATAAATTGCGTATCAAATGTGGAGTCCGTTTTAAAAAATGTAAATGAACCATGGTTTGATGGTGTAAAAGCATGTAAAACACCATGGAAATTCGGCTCTGTTAGTGGAAAATTATATGAAGGCGGACTTCCTCATACTAGATACGACGTTATTATTCTTCCTGAATATGCTATCACAAATTATACGGATGCCGAATTGTCTAAACTAATTCTTCACGAAAAAATCCACGTATATCAAAAAATGTATCCAAAAGACATTGATAAATATATTCAATATCATCATTTTTATAAAAAAATACATCGTAATCAGGTCAATGATGCTCGAGCAAACCCCGATTTAGATGAATGGATTTACAGTGATTCAAATAATCAGTCTTATATGGCATTATATAAGACAAATTCTAGTAATATAACTGATGTCACGTTTTATCCCAACAATTCTCATTTCTATGAACACCCTTATGAAAAAATGGCCTATGATATGGAAAAAAAGTTAACCCAATAAATAATATGATATAGGAACCTGTTGTTCATAACTTTTCACAACAAGTATTTCCTTATATATTAAGGGCCTCTTTTCATATGGTACTATTTCTAAATTCAAATATTTAATATACACGCTATCATATTCATTCGCCCAACTACCCGTTTCATCGGGTACAGCCACGTCATCCAGTGTTTTCCCCTTAAAAACCGCAAAACGATTAATACCTCCTTGTGATTTTGGGTCGGCTCTTTTATTAAACAACGCAATCGTCATAGCGTTATCATAATTCGTAAAATAATAATATGGACCCATATAAGTTTCACGCTGGGTTTTAGACAATCCAAATACCGACATAAATTCTGTATTCACCTTGGAAGAACCGCTATATCCAGCAACCGGTAATTCATAGTCATGTTCATACATATCCTTTAAATACAAAAAGTCTGGATTATTCTCAAAAAATATGGTTACATTTTCATGAATTTCTGTATCATAGATTTTACGTTCGACTACGATTTCACTTGATAATGCCAACCACATATGATTTGTATTCGTGACAGTTGAATCTTTGTTTAATGGTGTACAATCAAAAAAGATATACATGTTACAATCTTCATTTAAAAACCCGTTACATTCGAAATGATGATTTACAAAATTCGTTTGTTTTAAAAAGAGCACATTCAACATTTTTTGACAAGTCGCCATTATATCCATTCCATCCATATAAAAAAATTCGTAAAATTGAAAATACGTATCCAACTTTTTCGTAGATGGATTTGTATATATTTTTTTATTCAATACAAATTGTAAAAATGGCTGCATACCACTTGTCACCACCACATATGGGCATACATATATATGCCCAATCTTGTAATCATTTGTATATAATCGTAAATCGGTCTTTAAAGAATACTTTGATGAATAATTGTAATAATTCTTCATTGGGTCACCTAATAACTCGTCCAACACTTCCTCATTGTCTTCCTCCATTTATTATATTTATAATTATTATATTTTATTTTTAAACCATTATTTTCTATACTATAATTTATATAATAATTATAGTATGAATTTTTTCAATAATATTTATTACATGTATGAAATCTTTTACAAAATAATAAATGATTTTTCTACAGAGTCCAAAAATATAATAGACGCATATGGAGGATTTGGCGATGATTCATAAAATTTACTTGTCTATTTTACGTTTTATCGTCTCCTTGATTTGTTCTTCGCGATTATCCAATATATATTTGGTTAATTCTTCCGCATGTTTAGGTTCATTTTTATAATAATTCTGTAAAACCGACATTAATGTTTTTGAATTAATGGGTTTCTTTACTTTGTTTTGTTTATAAATCAACGCACCACCATTTATATCAAAACAATCGATTTCATTCTTTTTCATGACAGTCATTAATGTTTCCGATAAAGTCTTTTTTTTATTCTTGCGTTCTTTGATTTCCGTTTGAAGTTTTAATATTTCATTGTCTATTTTAATCCACTCTTTAATATTTGTGATTAATTCTTCTTTCGTGTCCATTATAAAATAATATATTATAATTTTATATTATTTTACAAATAAATAAAAATTGATTTACTTTTTTATACAAAACAACAATCATACAAAACAATACAAAAACACCCATTACAAAATGGGACAAACAACTAGCGCTTTTATGGAAGATGAGGAACATCAAAAATTAATCATTAACAATATTCAATCTCATATTTATTATAAATTTATAAACTGTTTGTTTATTCATAAAATAGACCTGCGCATTTTAGATGACCAATTCAATGTATTCTGTGAAAAATATAAAATTCAAAACCATAATGAATTATATTCATTACTCTTATTTATCAAGGAAGAAACCAATCATTTATATCACAAATTTACAGTGGATGACCCAGTGTTAATAGGTAACTTATTCATGTTTGTTATCTATTACATGAAATTAAATTCGTTATTCGCATATATGAATCGCGTGTTATATTTAATGTTGGCAACGAATAAAATGAGATTATCCATCAAAGGATGTTCTTTTGATGAGGAAAGTAAAGATTTTGAAATGAAAACAGATTTATTAATCGAAGAAACGATGGATAATCAAGAACGATTAGAAAAAATGTTACTTTTAAATAAAAAGATTGAAAATATAAGCAAACAAATGAACCCCAATTATGTGTATATGGTTGAATCAAATGTATATCACGACCATGATGGCGATGTTTTAAATTTTAGTATTATCGCATTAAATTAAAAAAATAAAAAATATATAGCCATCAACAATAATGGTTATATATTTTTTACTTTTACTTTTACTATGAAACAATAATACAACAATACAAGTAATAAATTTTTAGTGCTGGTATGTATCGTTTCTATCACAGAATCTATTTCATAATTATTTCTTCTTATTTTTTTTACACCGTACATCATTGGTAAAAAAATAAATGGTACAAATAAAACGTATTTTAGACCGAACAATTCTGTAATACGATACATATTCCACATAAAATTCATTTTCAGTATTCCACTTGCCGCCATTAAAGCATTGCTATTCCCATAAATTACCGGAATTGTTCTTATATTATTAACATAATCACCTTCTCGGTCTCGAACATCCAACAATACTTCATTAAATAATGACCCAAAAAATATCGTTTGAGAAAATAATTTTAATAAAAATATGTTTTGAACACTGACTGAATTAAATGATGATGAATAAACCATTGCCGAAAAATAACTGGCAAATGATACAACTAATGCGCAATATATATTTTTCAAAAAGGTCATTTTTTTTATTTTTGGCGTATAAATAAACAATGAAAATAATATGAAATGAATCATCTTTTGAAATTTTCTTGGTAAATATACCATGTTTAATAATTCCACACCCAAAAGTATTGCTGCGTTTAATATTTGTGCTTCCTTTTCACTCACTTCTCCAGTAATTAATGGTCTCGACGGATTATTTATTTTATCGATTTTTATATCAAACAAGTCATTCATAATCATACTACTTGACATGGAACCAATAATTATCAATGTTGAAACGATAAAGTTCCTTGATGTAATGATACTGTAAAAACTTGGATTCACCAAAAACGCTCCAGTAAAACTTAATCCAATAGTTGGTATAATATTTTTATAACGTATCAATCGCAAATAACTTTTTATTTTGGAAATACAATTATGCGACGAGTTATTCTCTTGTAAAACTCCCAAAAAATTATTATGATTAGATGTTATTACTGGTAAAGGTTTATACAGATGCGTAAATTTATACAAAAAAGAAAATTCATCATTTATTTTTTTTTTCATAGACAACAAACTTACACACCCCACATTTGTAAAACACAAGAAACTCAATAAAAAAAATATATTCATATTATTATAATATAGAATATATTTTACAAAGAATTTGTATTTATATTTTTTATGGACTAGTTATATTTGTTGTCGGCTCCATATTATTTTTGGGCAATGATAACTTATAATGACGACTACATAATCCATTACTGTCTGGAATCACTTGACAACCACAGGCTTTTCCCTTGTTTACACCCGTTTTTAATATACTCACACATGTTCCAAGCGCTTGTTTTTCTTCGAGTTTCTTTTGTTTTTCCGCATTTTTCGCCTCTTGTTTTTTCTGTTTCTCCTCTTGTTTTTTCTGTAATGCCGCCATTTTTTTCTTCATCTTTTCCTCCTTCATTTTTTCTTGTTTTTCCTTGATTATTTTATGAATCATTTGTGAATAATGTGTATAACAATATGATTTATTATTCGTCATCATAATTTTTACAAATATATTATCACATTTATCACAAGTTTCATCTTGATAACAACACTTTCCTCGTGTATAACCCATTTTCATATATTGTCCGTTAATATTTTCTTCATCTATATGATTTATACCATGAATTTTGGGAAATCCTTCTACGTGAGGCAATAATGTCCGTTGTATATTCCTACAATACGGACATCTTAATTCTGTCAACTTTAAAGTTCGTCTTTCCAATGTATTAAATTTTTTCTTATGATTCAATACATCATGGAAAATCGCATTATAATTAAACTTGTGCTTACATTCTAGCTGAACGTAATTTTCCGTGAGTGGTTTTTGAGTAATTAAGCAAAAATTATTTTCATTTTCGTTTGTTTCTTCTTCTTTGTTATCTTTTGACGAATCATTGTAATTATCCAATGATTTATATAATTCATCATAAAAATTAATGTTTCCTTCTATTAAATATTTTGGCATTATATATCTTTTGCATTTACTCTTTATATTTATTATCTTTTTTATTTATATTATGTCACCGGAAATATGGGGACCACCAATATGGACATTATTCCATACACTCGTAGAAAAATTACATGAAGATACATATACTGTTATTGGACCACAACTATTTGGACATATTAAGAGAATCGCTTCGAATCTACCTTGCCCAGAATGTTCTCAACACGCCGCGTTGTTTTTATCAAAAATAAATTTCAACGGAATAAAAACGAAAGACGATTTCAAGAAAATGATGTTTTTTTTTCATAATGTAGTCAATTATAGGAAAAAAAAACCAATGTATAATCAAATATTATTAAATAAATACGAAAAAATGAATGTCATTACCGCATACAACAATTTTGTTTCAGTCTACCATACAAAAGGAAACATGAAATTATTAGCTGAATCATTTCAACGAAAACTAATATTGAAAGATTTTAGACAATGGCTTATGAATAATATATCTAATTTCATGTAATATATGAATTATTTTATAACAGTTCCAACTACTTGACCATTATTCAAAATAGAACATTTAAACTTTTTTTTACCAACCGTTTTACATATATCGCTATTACTTGATAATTCATTAAAAAATAAATATTGAGACGCACCCATTGAATACATCAAAAATACGATGATTATTCCGGTAACAAATCCATTAAATATATTAGTCATTACTTGTCTAGTATCCCGGACACATTTGAATTTTACATATCTTACTCCTATATCAGTTCCTAAACATAACAATAACGAACTAAACACCAAATAATTTATATCCCGGTTTATCATCATTGGTAGACATACATACATAAATGTATACGCAATTACAAATAAATTAAAACCAGGGTTACCGTTTTTCACAAATCTACCAGTATTACATATTTTTGGTAAATTAGATTCCCATATTTTATATGGATTATTAATATCACTATTATCTTTCGAATTATTACCTGAAAAGAAATTTCTCAAAGATACAACAATGATTAAAAAAAACAAATAAATAAAACCTTTCAAATTTTGAAAAACAACGGATGAACTAAATACAATAAATGATATAAATAACGAAGCATTAAATACTAAAAAATATAATACATTTATTGGATTAGATGTAAAATCACTTAAATCTATGTTTTGGTTAATATCAGCCATATATTATAATAATTTATTTTTATTTTAACAATTTGTTAATAAATAACCAACATAATTTGATATAAATGCGCAACTATTCATCAATACAACAGCTATCAATACTGTCTTTAATGGTTTATCATTTGCTAAAATAGAATATACTGGGTCACCTGTAAAACATCTCCAAGGAATATAAATAAAAATACACCAGGCATACAACCATAATACGGTGTAATAAAAATCCATTCTGGTGAAATAATGATTACATTCATTTTCTGTCAACATACGATACACTATAATTAAATACACTAACCCATGATTTGACGCTGTCCAACATTTTTCAAATGCTAAAATATATGGGTCATTGTTTCTATCATCCGCGTCTTTCATTCCTAAAAATAATTTAGCAAACCAGTACGCATAGGTAATCATAAAATGAACATTATGTGCGAGTGGCAAGATTTGCGGATAAAAATAATACAAAAAAGAAACCAAATGTCCTGTATCAGTAAATCGTATAAATTGTTTTACCCAGTTGTAAGGGTGTGGAACATGATCGTATAAATGTTCGTAATGATAATAATAGTTTGCCACATATAATTTTTGAATGATAATAGTTGTCAAATAGAAATCTTTCAACGTGGCGTATAATAATACATTTAAAACCGGAATATAAAATCCGTCTCTTATTATCATTTCTTTGTATTTTTTAATTTTCCAATCATATACATGTAAATCTTTTATGCTCATGCTTTAACTATATTATTTTATATTTACTATTTAATATAGTTACAATTATTATTTATCCAAAATCAATTCAAATGCTTCGTTAATGTGACTGATCGGATAAAAATGAATGCCTTTAATCAATTCCGTGTCCTTGTATTTTTCCATAAAATCCTCGTAATCTTTCATGTTTTCTTGTGGAAAGATAAAGGATGTAATTCCCGCCTTAATACCGCCAATAAATTTATAATTCAACGCACCAATCTCATTTACACTTCCGTCCAAATTCGCCTCACCGGTGACACCAAAAGTATTTTTGATTTTTATATTGTTTAAAATACTATACAAACAAATCGTAATGGCAATACCGGCGCTGGTGCCACTCTTATTGATTGACCCGTCTCCACTATGTATATGTAATCCGTATTTGTGTTCTCCGTCGTATTTCTCTCTTAGCTGTATTTTTTTATCATCGGGTGTTAAATTATACGCCAGAGTAAGCGCAATATGCATTGATTCTTTCATCATTTCGTCCAATAAACCGGTTAATTTCAAATCTAAATATTTTCCACTTGGGAAAAACTTGACATTGGTTGGTAATATTCCACCCATTCCCAGGTTATTTGCCCACAAACAATTAATAACACCTACCTCACTTTTATCATGAATCTTCTTATACGTGTTCTCTCTTTTGTCTTTAAAATATTTTGTTTTGATGTCTTCAATGGTTATATTTATAGGAAAATCATAATCGACCTGAGAGTTTTTCAATACATCTAAATTAATTTCTCCCACCATTTCAAATAAAATCTCCTTTAATTTACGTACACCTGCTTCACACGTATAATTCTCAATAATAAATTTCAACACGTCATCGCTTATCTTTATCATATCTACCAATCCCATTTTTTTATATACCTCTGGCAACATATAAGTATTACAAATAACCAACTTGTCTTCCACTGATAAATTCGTGAATTTAATACGATGAATACGGTCCAACAATATTTTATCAATCGAATCAACATCATTATAAGACAATATGAATAGCGCTTTCGATAAATCCAAATCGATGCCGCTGAAATACTTGTCCTGAAAACAATCGTTTTGAGTCGAGTCCAACAAATGCGTCAAAATACCGACGATTTCCTTACCATGCTCTGTTTTAGATATTTTATCTAATTCGTCGATGAATATAATAGGATTCATACACTTTTTATCCATCAATATTTGAACAATACCACCCCAGGTCGAACCAACATAGGTATAATTGTGACCATGTAAAGTGCTACCATTTGAATCGCCTCCCATTTGTATCATTGCGAATGGACGGCTAACCCCGGCATCGTCTTTCAAACAATTGGATAAGCCATATTTCGCCAGAGTGGTTTTACCCAAACCTGGAGGACCCTCAAACCCAAAACAATAACCTTGTTGTTCGCCGTTTATCCACTGACCTATAATACGCTCCACCTGTTTTTTCGCTTTTTCATGCCCATGAACAGACGAATTTAAAATATTCTTTACCTCACAAATATAGCCGTTGATTTTTTGAAAGAGACTTTCAATGTCTTTTATTTTTTTCAAAATCGCATTATTTGTTTCTAGTATTTCGCTCAATATGAATTCATTGATTATTTGAGAATGTTCATCAATATAACTATCAAAAAATTCATTTATAGTGTCTTTTAATTCTTCTTTTTTCTTATTTATATACTTTACCTTTTCAATACATAAATTATTAACATTTATAAATTTATTCACTTTAATAATAAAGTTCACGAGAGATGTTTTGTCCATTGTACTCAACTTATTTTTCATTTTTTCATAATTTTCTGTAAAGCTCGTTAGTTTTTCTTTTAATTTCAACGTATACTTTTTAATTTCTATACTCGTATACGTCTCCTTAACTGGTATTTGACACTCATGTAATACATTTCCATTTTGTATAATTAATGAAAACTCCTGTTTAATCTGGTCCATTAAATACATGATGGGCTCTTTTTTATAAACATTAAAAGGCACTTTCAATAATCCATCCAAATATTGACGCGCTTTGGAACCCGAATCCTCCGACTTGGATTTAATTTCTTTCAACTTTATCATAGCCTTTTCTTTCACCACTTCATTCGCTTTTAACAGACAGATTTGTTGCTCCAACGGTATTTTATTGATATCAAAATTCGACAAATCATTCGTATATTGTATCGTCTTTTTCATCGCTTCCCGGAACGAATCTTTAATTGACCAAGGAAAACTGTCGAATAATATGATTTGTTCTTGAGTATCGATACTATTATTGGAATCATTCGACAATAAATCATACAACAAGTAAGAATTGTATTTATTCTCGTAGTTGTTATAAGAATTCACCAAAAACTGTATCAATACATTTCGTTTGGAATATAAATCACTATTTACAAAATCCTTCACCATTTGTAGTAACGTTTTTTGTTTCAAAGTCTTGATATTTGTATTATATCCAATATATTTATTGTAAATTTCTTGATGCTCATGAATCAATATATCCTTCAAGGTGAGAGAATGTATCATACTCGCAAAACATGACTTTTCTAAATCAAACAATTCATCTTTGGGCGCATTTTCTCTAATATTTTTTATCTTTACATTGATATACTTGTTACTCATAAATTTGATATTTACGTCATCCAAATAGCCATATATAATTAGACTTTTATTGATTTCACTATTGATTATGTACACTTTTATACCATATACTTTCATATGAAACTGTTTAAACTGAAGACTCAAGTCCAAACAATCTAAATGTTTGTTGTTTTCAAACGTCTCGTCAATATAATTTACGTTGTTTTTTTTTGAACCACTTGTTGTAGAAGTTTCTACACCAGATACGCCGCCAGTCTTTTCAATCTTATTATTTAAAATTCTGTATCCAGTGGGATGAAAATATCTTTTCAATAAATCATACTTGTGAATATCCACATCACTCGTCGATGTATTTCCAAAACAAATCAACAACAAGTCTTCCAATGTTTCCGTACCATAATTTTTCAAGATAGACGACAAATCGTTATTTATATTTTGTAAATTTGTAATCACTTCTTCCGTTTCTATAGTATTTATCTTCTCTACAAAACTATTTATTTTATCATTCAAACTACTTAAAGAATTTATACAATTATTCACCTCGCTTATTCCTAAAATATCATATGTCTTGTTTTTTTGAACGTGTAATATTGTTTTTTGTGTGATTTCTCTAAAACTTTGTACTTTTTTTTCAATAATCCCCAAAATATCTGTTTTATGTTTGGAATTTATATTTTTTGATTGATTATTTTTCATTTATATATATTTGTTTATACATTATATTTACGCAAATTAAACATTTAAATTTATCACTTAAATACATTACTATAATATAAGATAGATACCATGGGAATTCCAAGTTACTTTTCTTACATTGTTAAAAATCACATTCATATTATTCAAAAATACATAAAGAATAAAATGAATATACACAATTTATATTTAGATTGTAATTCTATTATTTATGACGCAGTACGTAATATTGATTTTTCTACGATTAAAGTGAATGACGTTACAACAAAAATGATTTCAACCAAGGTCATATTAAAAATAGAAGAATATATTTCAACAATCCAACCCAGTCAAAACATTATTATTGCCTTTGATGGTGTCGCACCTGTCGCCAAATTAGAACAACAACGCACACGCAGATATAAATCATGGTATCAAAACGAGGTTTCCAAAACTATATTCAAGAATTCGAAACCAGATGTTTGGAACACTACCGCAATCACTCCTGGAACCATTTTCATGAAAGAATTAAACGATTTTATTATGAAACATTTCATTCAGCCATCCAAGTATGGTGTCCAAAAATTAATTGTTTCTACCAGTAATGAATGCGGCGAAGGCGAGCATAAAATTTTTGATTATATTCGCGGTAACGTAAATGAACATTATGAAAAATCCACCGTGATATATGGCCTTGACGCAGATTTGATTATGCTTTCAATCAATCATTTGCCCATTAGTCCCCAAATATACTTGTACCGTGAAACACCGGAATTCATCAAGAGCATTGATAATTCATTAGAACCCAACGAAAGTTATCTCATGGATATTCCTGAACTGACCCGTATTATTACGATTGATATGAATCATGGGAAAGAATTTGTCAACGACCAACAGAAAAACCGGATTTACGATTATATTTTCCTTTGTTTTTTTCTTGGAAACGATTTTATGCCGCATTTTCCGGCGTTAAATATTCGCACTGGCGGTATTGATAAATTACTCAATGCGTACAAGGCGACGATTACCGAAAATGATTATTTAACCGATGGTAAAAACATTCAATGGAAAAATCTCAGGAAACTAGTCGCATTTTTGGTAGAACGTGAAGAAGAATATATTCAAAATGAAATGAAGCTGCGCGATAAACTTGCGAAAAAACATTATCCAGATGATACACCTGAACAAAGATATGCGAAGTTCGACGCTATTCCTACTTATGAACGCGAATTGGAGAAATATGTCAACCCTTTCAAAAAGGGCTGGCAAAATCGTTATTACAAGGCGCTCTTTAAAATCGATATTGACGATGAACGGAGAAAACAAATTGCGACGAATTATTTGGAGGGATTAGAATGGACCATGAAATATTATACAAATGGTTGCGCAAATTGGAATTGGTGTTATAAATACAATTATCCGCCTTTATTGGAAGACCTGATTAAATACGTGCCTTATTTTGAGACGGAATTCATCAAGGAAAACACGTATAAACCAGTCTCACCTTTGGTACAATTGTGTTATGTTTTACCAACGCAAAGTCTGGGTTTTTTACCAGAAAAATTATACAAGGAATTGAAAGAAAATTATTCCCATTGGTATAAAAACGATTGCGAATTTATTTGGGCGTATTCAAAGTATTTCTGGGAATCCCATGTGGAACTTCCAGAAATAGAAATTGACGAACTGAAAAATGTGGTTTCAAAAGTTCTACACAATGAGGGTTTGGTTGTAAACAAATCTCTTGTATAATGTTTTATAAACATTTTGTAATTTATCGTATTTCATATTGAATTTTCCTTCAATATGTTTTATATTTTCAACAATGGCTTTATCTTGTAAGACGGTTTTTATCATGGTATATTCAGTAATAAAATCGCCCACATTATTGTAATAATTGCCCAAATAAGTCGTATCGTTGGTATTCCAAAAATTGCGATATGTCTTGACAAATAATTTCGAATGGGTGTTGTTTAGAGGCAACGTGCTAGTTATCACGGTACTAATATAATCACCGAATAATACTCGTGCTACGGTCGTGTGTGGCAATATAAATTCATTTTCGATTTTCAATTTATCCACCATAAAGACCTGTTTTGCCATTGATTCGGGTCCAGAATTATACTCGTATTCCGTCTTGTAATGAAACGGATAATCTTTTAAGGCATACGGCGGAACCTCTTTGGTTGGACTAGGATTTTTTTTATTTCCAAAAGTATGAACAAATCCAATATGCATGACATCAAGTGAATTTTCACTTATGATTCGCCCAAATGCGTTAAAATCAAAATTCAACAATACTTGACTAAAACTGCTTGAGTATATTTCGGGTTCGCGATATATACGGATTTCTTTTGGTTCATATAAATTTTTACTGATTGTGTTCAAATAAACCCAACCATCTTGTTCCACAACATTATATGTCCGTTGATTTTGACAGGCTGTATTGGTGAAATTTAGTCCTGGGACTTTCACCAACACACCCGTGGAATTGAACTCATAACCGTGATATGGACATACAATATTGTTGTTTTTCATTTTACCCTGCGATAAAGAGGCGCCACGATGACTACAGGAATCGTCCATTGCGTAATAGGTCTTATTTTTTCTCCATACCACGTAGTCTTCCCCCCACACTTGGATTTTATATAAATGATTGTTTCTAAATGAGGATGTTTTTCCAATGACATACCAGTTTAAATTATATCTCTCATCCACTGTTAAATCGTGGATGTGATTAGTGATATTGACGGGTTGTATTTCTGAAAGAGGCTCGTAAGATGGTATGATTTGTTGTTTTCTTTTAAAACCGAACTTTGTTTCTACAAGGCGTTTTACTATTTTTGTTACTGTTTCTGGTTTTGGCGCGCGAAACAAAAAGGTTTCAATGGTATTAAATTTTAACAATAGTAGAAAAATAAATAGATTCATATTTATTATACTACCAAGATATTTTTATATTTGATTTAAATTTAATATTATTAATATATTTCAATACTATATATGAGTCGAAAATTTTCAACTCAAAAGCATCGAAAAAGCAAAAAAACTGGAAAAATTAGAAAAAATAAAACGCACAGAAAAAAGAAAACATTTAGAAAAAAGAATTATTCCCGATTGAAAAAAAAACTAGGTAAAGTATTTCAAAGAGGGGGAAGCGTGACTACAAATAACGGTTACGCTATGTTTAATAATGATGTAGAAACAACTATTACTAAAAGATTAGCAGAAAAAGAATTCTGGGACCCCAGGATTACAGTATCAGACCTGATGATTACAAGTAACATTAATCATATTGATGACCAAGCTTTTCGCGATGGAACAAACCGTCATCAAATAAGAAAGCTAATTTTCGAGAATGGTGTCAAAACTATTGGTACAGATAGTTTTTATAATAATAATATAAGTGAAGAATTAATTTTACCCGAGTCACTTTATCAAATTGGGTCTACCGCTTTTCAAAATAATGAAATAAAAAATTTAACAATACCGAATTCAGTTAAAGAAATTGGAGAAAACGCTTTTCAAAAGAATAGAATAACAAAAGTAACAATGCCTCTTAGATTTAAAGATAAAATACCTATTATATTTGGAAATGATATTCAATTACTAGAAGATGGATACTACCATAACAATACATTAGAGGGTCGTCCGGTTGTCGAATTTACATTTACTGAAGATATACAAACTCCTATTGAAAGTAACACTTATGAAGATGATGAAGAAAATGATGAAGAAAATGATGAAGAAAGTGGACCACCTCCACCCTCATTTGATGAATCACGACAACAAATTATATAAACATTTCTAACTAAATATAATATTTAATAAAATTGATTAAACATTATACAATATATTTAATTCAAAACAATCATGTCTGTGTTTATGAAAAAAAACGCCCCTACTTGCGATTGCCCAGAAATCGCGGAATTTAAAACAAAAGGTATTTCTTATTTGGATTCACTGAGTGAAACCCAATTATCCAAGATAATTCTTGTTGCGAACGACCATTATTACAATAGTACAAACGTCTTATTAACCGACAATCAATATGATATTGTTAAAGAATACCTTGAACTAAAATTCCCCAAGAACCAAGCATTAAAACAAATCGGTGCGCCTGCGAATGGAAAAAACAAGGTCACATTACCTTATGAAATGCCGTCCATGGATAAAATCAAACCCGACTCAAATGCGCTAGTAAATTGGTGCGCAAAATATGATGGCCCCTATATGTTGTCCTGTAAATTAGACGGGGTAAGTGGTCTATATTCAACCGAAGGAGGTGTTCCCAAATTATATACGCGTGGCGACGGAAAAGTAGGGCAAGACATCAGTCATTTATTACCCGTATTCAATTTACCCCAAGAACCCAATATTGTGGTAAGAGGCGAATTTATTATACCGAAAAAGGTATTTGACGAAAAATACAAGACCGAATTTGCCAATCCTCGAAATCTAGTCTCGGGGATTATTAATTGTAAAAATGTGGATGCCAAGGCAAAGGATTTACACTTTGTTACGTATGAAGTCGTCAGCCCACCCATGGCGCCATCTCAACAATTAGTTGTATTGAAAGTATTAAAACATGAAGTAGTGTGTAACAAATTGTTTTACGAGCTATCCAATGACACATTGTCTGATTTATTACAATACTGGCGCAAAACCTATGAATACGAAATTGATGGCGTCATTGTAACCGACAATAAAATATATGAGCGCAAAACGGGAAATCCGGAACACGCTTTTGCGTTTAAAATGGTATTAACAGAGCAAATCGCTGAGGCAAAAGTAGTGGATGTTCTTTGGTCGGCAAGTAAGGACGGGTATTTGAAACCACGAGTACGTATTGAACCGGTGAAACTGGGTGGCGTCACTATAGAATACGCGACCGGTTTCAATGGTAAATTCATTCAAGAAAACGGAATTGGTATTGGCGCCGTGATAGAAATCATTCGAAGTGGCGATGTGATTCCTTATATTAAAAGCGTTACAATAGCTGCGGACAAGGCAAAGATGCCAGACGTGCCTTATACATGGACATCTACCAATGTCGATATTGTCTTGGAAAACATGGAAGACGACATTACCGTCCGTGAAAAAAATATAACAGCGTTTTTCGTGAGTTTAAAAGTAGAGGGATTGTCCAGTGGAAATGTAAAACGGATTATGAATGCGGGGTTTGACACTATTCCAAAAATATTGAAAATGAAGAAAACTGATTTTGCGACGGTTGAAGGTTTCAAGGATAAAATGATTGATAAAGTATTTACGGGTATTCAAGAAAAGGTCCAAAACGCGTCTTTGTTGGAAATCATGGTGGCATCGAATTTGCTCGGTAGAGGATTAGCTGAACGAAAAATTCGACCTATATTGGAGAAATATCCAAATATACTAACGACTGGTGAATCGGACGCAGAAAAAATGACAATGTTACAAAGCGTTGATGGTATTGGTAGTGAAAACGCAAAAAGTTTTGTCAGTAATATACCAGGGTTTATCGAGTTTTTAAAGGAATGTGGTTTGACAGGAAAATTAAATGCGCCAGCCATAGTCGTTGTCCCCGTGAAACCGTCGACATTGACCGGTCCATTGTCCGGTAAAAAAATAGTCATGACCAAAATAAGAGATAAAGATATTATTGAACATTTGAAAACACATGGAGGCTCATTGGAAGACAATATCAAAAAAGACACGTTTGCCCTAGTTGTAAAATCACACGATGATGTATCCAATAAAACCAAATTTGCCCAAGAAAACAACATACCTATACTGACTGCACAAGAATTCAAGGACAAATATATGCAATAATTATCTTCGATACAAAAATCCAAAAAATATACAAATATTTATAGATTTTTCGAAGAATCTATCTATAAAAAATTGTAATTTCAAGACAAAAGTGATTGGAAAAAGTAAAAATGGACATTTTTGGTATGTCCATTTTTGAAAATCATAGAGATTCTCTTGAAAAACAGCGTTTTTTTGGTCGTTTTAGAGCATAAAGCTCTTGCTGTTTTTTCTTGGATTTTTCTATGAGAGCATAATTTTGTGAGCATAATTTTTATGTTTTCTAAGGAAAAGATTTAGAAACTTTTTTGTTAACAAAATATATTAACATATGTTAACAAAAGTTGCGGTCGATGAAAATAACAATATGTTTTCTTGTGAAAAATGTGACTATAAAACGTCACGAAAGAGTAGTTTTGATAAACATTTAATGACAGCTAAACATAGTGTTAACGCAACTTTTAACACAAAAGTTGCAAAAAGTTGCAAAAACATATTTTATACATGTGAAATATGTAATAAAAAATACAAATCACGTGTTGGTTTATGGGGTCATAAGAAAAAATGTACAACTATAATAACTGAATACGGAAACGAAAACGAAACCGAAAAAGAAGACCTTCCAGAAAACGAAAATAATTCAACTACAGAAAATACAACTCAAATGGACATGTTAATCAACTTGTTCCAAGAACAGCTTAAAGAAAACAAGGAACTCAAGGAACTCATTATTGAACAACAGAAAAAGATTTTAGAAATGGGGGTCTCCACAAATATTACAAATAATAACAACATCACCCAAAACAATAACAAGTTCAACCTGAATGTGTTCTTGAACGAGACTTGTAAAGATGCGCTGAACCTAAGTGATTTCTTAGAATCGTTGATACTAACCCTAACCGATTTTGAGAATTTTGGACCCCTCGGGTATTGCGGTGGAATAAGCAATATTTTAGTAAAAGGATTAAACAATTTAGATATAAGTAAACGACCGATTCACTGTAGTGACCTAAAGAGGGAGGTCATTCACATTAAAAACAACGATACCTGGCACAAGGACGAAGATAAGCAGCAGATGATAAAAGCCATCAAGGCGATTGAACACAAGAATGTCAAGCAAATGTCGCTCTGGGCAAAAGCCAATCCGGAATACAAAGACCCAAATCATAAAAAGAGTGACCTATATACCAAACTAATCGACCAGAGCTTGGGTGAAACTGATAAGGAAAAAGCATTAAAGAATTACAATAAAATCATTCGAACCGTCGCCAAGGAGGTCCTGGTGGATAAAGATAAGTGAAAAACCGGTTTAAAGATTTCTCTTCTTTATTATAATATAAAAATCATGAGTCATCACAACGGGTTAAATAAGCAAATTATTAGTTCATTTGAGACTCGCGATGAATTCATGAATTTACTCAAGGTAAATCCAGGTTTAGTCATTGTGAAATTAGGCGCTACTTGGTGTGGACCATGTAAAGCAATTGCTCACATTGTAGAAGCATTTTTCGCATCATCTCCACCAAATGTAATTTGTGCAGATATTGACGTAGACGAAAGCATCGATTTGTACGCGTATTTAAAACAGCGAAAAATGGTCAATGGTATTCCAGTTATGCTGATGTATAAAAAGGGTAATGTTTCTTTCGCGCCAGATGATAGCGTTACCGGCGCGGACCCTGCGCAATTAGATGCGTTTTTCAAGAGATGTGGTCTACATTTATTGGCATTAGAAAAGGCGTATGGTAAATAATATTACATGAATTAAAAAAACAATTTAGAATAATATTCACATAAAAAAGTATATGAATATTTTTCGCATTTTGAGTCTACTTGTATTACCGTTCTCTTTGTCGGCATATAAATTGCCTGGAAGAATGACGAAAATGTCTTTGAATGAAAACACTGTGCGACAAATCGTACAAAAAAACTATTTCATAAATAAATATGACTACAATACTTTATTGGACAAAATCGATACAGGTGAAATAGAGGGTGTTTACTTTTTACCCAAATTAGATACTGTCATTGCTGAACAAAAGGAAAAATCGGGTGAATTATACAAGGATTATTCAATCACCCGTATTACACCTTTTGTCGCAGACAATATTGTAACCGAAACCACTAAAAAACACGTTGAAACCGTATTTTTACAAGAACCATCCCAGGATTTAAATCAGTTTCAAAAATACGCGGGTGATTTGTTTGGGTTCGCAAATAATTTATTTATTGGATTATTTATATTTTCTTTAATAGCAAATGGTATTCGTTTTTTTCAACAACAACAGATGCCCAACAATGGAGGATTAAACAATATATTTACGACAAAAAATATAAACAAAGATATTCCTACCATTCAAAAGGCGAATATTTCTTTGAGTAGTTTTGCGGGCAGTCCAGAAATATTTCAAGAATGTACCGAGGTGGTTTCTTATTTGAAAAATTCGACGGTATATAAAAACGCCGGGGCTGAAATACCAAGAGGTATTTTGTTGGAAGGACCCCCCGGAACAGGTAAAACTCTATTGGCAAAAGCAATCGCAAGTGAAGCCGGTGCGAATTTTATTTCCATCACAGCGAGTGAATTTGTAGAGGTATTTGTCGGCGTAGGTGCGTCCAAAATAAGAAAATTATTTGAAAACGCGCGTAACAACAAGCCATGTATTATTTTCATTGATGAAATCGACGCGGTGGGTCGTCAAAGAGGCGCCGGAATTAATATGGCAAATGATGAGCGAGAACAAACATTGAATCAGCTGCTTGCGGAAATGGACGGTTTTGGTGACAATGAAGGAATATTAGTGATTGCAGCGACAAATCGAAAAGATGTCCTGGATAGTGCGTTATTACGACCTGGTAGATTTGACCGTTTAATTACTGTGCCGTTACCAGACCGCGATTCAAGAAGACAAATATTACGCGTCCATTCAAAAAACAAGGTGTTTTCCGAGGATGTGAATCTCGATTTGGTCGCGGAATTAACTAGTGGATTTTCTGGGGCTCAATTAAAAAATTTATTGAATGAAGCTGCCATATATGCAGCACGAAATGGAAACACGGTCATTGATGAAACGAATATCATGAACGCATTAGATAAATTGATTATTGGGTTAATTAAAAACAATGATACGCGCGATGATGTATCCAAAAGACGTGTAGCGATTCACGAGGTGGGTCATGCTTTTTTGGCATATACATTTAATGATTATTTTGATTTGAAAAAGGTAAGCATCGAAAGTACCTATAATGGCGCGGGTGGATACACGGTTTTCAATGAATATCAAAATATTACCGACAGCGGTTTGTATACCAAGGATTTATTGTATAAAAGACTGGTGATTACCATGGGTGGAAAAGCGGCCGAAAGAATCTTTTATGGCGAAGAATACGTTTCTTTAGGGGCGAATCAAGATTTGAAACAAGCAAATTCTCTGGCGCGGAGAATGATTGGTAATTTTGGAATGGGAACGCGCCTGGAAACTTTTTATAATGAAAATATAGACAATGATGCGAATCCATTTTTGGGTCGAACTTTCGGGTCATCTGATAAATATTCAGAAAGCACCAAGGAAATCTTTGATAAGGAAGCACTTTTGCTGATTGACAGTGCCTACATGGAGGCAAAACAAATATTACACCAAAATATCGATATGCTTCATATTGTGATTGACTTTTTATTGAATGATAAATATTTATCGGGACAAGAATTCCGTAATATCATAGAGGCAAAAGAAATATTTGATTAGTGTAACTATAAAAAATTTACATTTTGTTGTAATCAAAATAAAATTGAAATCTTTTGGGAAGAGGTTCTTTAAATCACTCAACAAAAAGTATTTTGAAACAACTTAAAGAAAATGACAGAAACAAATATCTTACAAAATCGAGTGATTGATTTAACAAACGACGCAGCGAGCAATCGTGTATCTGTACCTGATTTTAGTAGAATATTTGCGACAGAACGTCTTGATCCTGCGTGTTCATTCTGTGAATGCCCAGGGCATAATGTACGAACATGTAGGCATCCGGACCGGGAAAAATTACACGAATGTGCTCAATTTATGTATTTAACAACTTGCCATTATTTGAAGAGTCATCCGAATACAGAAAAAACTCATAAAATATGGTTGGACAACTTATCAACGAGCGAATATAAAATATTAGCAAAGTTAAATCGTTTGGAAACAGACTCAAAAACGACTCGTGCGCAATACCAAGAAATATTACATGAGCATTATATTCAATATGCTGAAGAAGAATTGCATAATGTCACTTCAACAAACACAACCATTTTGCATATCTATATTAACATTCTTTTGAGAGGACTTGTCACGGACATAGACGCGATGAGGTATGCCGTAACTAAATTAACAATCATCATAAAAAACAGCGGAAGATATCTTATGGATATGCCACGTTTTCGCTATTGGTTAGGAAACCATATGGATAATTATTACGGATTTCGTCAACTTCGAGAAAATCGCAAACAAAAGCCGACAATGACTCATACCCCG